ACAAACCTATCACGACTTTGATACGTTAAGATTCAATTTTTTTAATTGATTAAATATAATATTATATAAAAAAATAACAATATGATAAAGTTAATACAAAGAACAACAGATAATAAATACCTTAAATCGGTTGAAACTGATACTTGGGTTGATAATGTTAAAGACGCATTTGAAATGACGTATAAAGAATATAATACCTCTAAAGAAACATTATTAAATACTTACACTAAAGAACAATTAAAAACAATTGTTAATATGACAAAAAGTAAACGAATTACAAAAGAGGAAAGAGTAGAGTTAATAAATTTGTTAAAAAAATAACCCTATTAGAATTTGTGTGTTATGTGAAGAATCTAAAGTTTCACAAAATATTTTCAAAAACTTAGTTGATATAAAACAAAACAAAAACTATATTTATTTACGAAGGTAAATGCCGATTTAATTCGGTAGCTAATAAACCAACTAAAATAATTTATAGTGATTAGTCAAGAAGAAATTAAAGCGTTCCTAGAAGGGAACGACCCTGAAGAGCACATCGTTGCCATTGAATTCGATTATCTAACGAATTCAATTTATAAAATCAAAGAAATCCCTGGGAAAGGAAAAGAAATACGTAAAGACACTTTTACCCCATTTGCATGGGTTGGTGATTTACGTGGTTTAAATTTTTATCAATCATCAAAAGGTCTTCAGAAAGAGGCCATGTCCAAACATGGAATTATGATTGAGAAATTAGAGACCAAAGGTAATGACCGATTAGAACAAGGATTAAAATATATTGTCAAATGTTTAAAAGGTTATCGACAATTAATCCAATTTTTTAGAGAGGGTGGAGTAGACCCATGGGGGGAAAACACCAAAGACAAGATTATGATTCTACCTCCTGTAGAACAATATCTAATTTCAAGAGAGAAACGTTTATTTAAAGGATATGAAGAATATAATGACATCACTCGATTTGTATTCGACTTAGAGACGACCGCATTAGAACCAAAAGACGGTCGTATATTCATGATAGGAATTAAAACCAACAAAGGTTATCAGAAAGTTATTGAGTGTTCAGATGAGGATGAGGAACGCAGAGGTTTGGTCGAATTCTTTAGAATTATTGACGAATTAAAACCAAGTATTATTGGTGGATACAATTCCGCAAACTTCGATTGGGTTTGGATATTAGAGAGATGTAAGGCTCTTCATTTAGATATTAAAAAAATCTGTCATACCTTAAATCCAAAACAAAATTTAAGACAAAGTGAAAATATGTTAAAACTTGCCAATGAGGTTGAGAGATACAATCAAGTTGGTATATGGGGTTATAATGTAATTGATATTATTCACTCTGTAAGACGAGCCCAAGCAATTAATTCGGGTATTAAGTCAGCAGGTTTGAAGTACATTACTCAGTACATTAAAGCTGAGGCCCCTGACCGTGTGTACATATCCCATGAAGAGATTGGGTCAATGTATAAAGATAAAAATGAATATTGGTTAAATGTTAAAAACGGTAAATACAAAAGAGCCGATAAACCCGAATTCAATGATTTAGATACTCGATTTCCTGGTACATACATTAAAGTTACGGGAGATAACATTGTGGAAAGATATCTTGACGATGACTTAGAAGAAACATTATTGGTCGATGATGAATTCAATCAGGGAACGTTTCTATTGGCCTCATTAGTACCAACGACCTACGAAAGAGTATCAACTATGGGAACTGCGACATTATGGCGGATGATTATGTTAGCATGGTCATATAAACATAAATTGGCAATTCCAAAAAAAGAAGAAAAAACCGATTTTGTAGGAGGATTATCAAGACTACTTAAAGTTGGATATTCAAGAAACGTATTAAAACTCGATTACTCATCACTATATCCAGCAATTCAATTAACTCACGATGTGTTCCCTAAGTGTGATGTAATGGGGGCGATGAAAGGTATGTTAGCATATTTCCTTAATGCTCGTATTACATATAAAAACTTGGCGTCGGAATATAAGTCCATTGACGCTAAAAAATCATTAACTTATGACCGAAAACAATTACCGATTAAGATATTCATAAATTCATTATTTGGTGGTTTAAGTGCCCCTCACGTTTACGCTTGGGGAGAAATGAATATTGGAGAACAGATTACCTGTACTGGTAGACAATATCTTCGTCAAATGGTTAAATTTTTTATAAAAAAAGGTTACACTCCTTTAGTCCTTGATACAGATGGGGTTAATTTTAGTTTACCTGAAGGCGGCGTTAACGATAGAGTTTATATCGGTAAAGGAATAAATTGGTTAGTTAAAGAGGGTAAGGAATATAGAGGATATTATGCCGACACCGCAGAATATAATGATTTGTTCATGAAAAATAACATGGGTTTAGATTGTGATGGGACATGGGATTCTTGTATTAATTTAAGTAGAAAAAATTATGCCACAATGGAATCTAACGGTAAAATTAAATTAACAGGAAATTCAATTAAATCTAAAAAACTTCCATTATACATTGAAGTATTTTTAGATAAAGGTGTTAAGTTATTGTTAGAGGGTAAAGGACAAGAATTTATAGAATGGTATTATGAATACATACAAAAAATATATGAAAAAAACATTCCATTAAAACAAATTGCTCAAAGAGCTAAAGTTAAATTATCTTTGGCCGACTATAAAAAAAGGTGTACCCAAACAACTAAAGCGGGGTCATTAATGTCTCGGATGTGTCATTTGGAATTGGCGATAATTCATAAGTTAAATGTTAAGTTGGGTGATGTTATTATGTATGTTAATAACGGTACTAAAGCATCTCAAGGAGACGTACAGAAAGTAAACAAACTTAAAAAAGGATGGACTACCGAACAACTTCAGTATCATTTTGATGTGTATGGAGTTTATCCAAAGGAATCTGATACCTCAATGATTCAAGTTAATAGTTATATGTTAAACACAAACGATATTGAAAATAATCCTGATATGAGGGGGAATTACAATGTTCCAAGAGCGATTGTTACATTTAATAAACGAATTGAGCCTCTTTTAATCGTATTTAAAGAAGAAATTAGAAACAATATAATTGTTAATAACCCTGAAAATCGGTCTTTTTTTACTAAAGGACAATGTGAAATGATTAATGGAATTCCATTTAAAGAAGGCGACCAAGATACTGTTGAAGATTTATTGACCATAACTGATTTAGAGTTTAAATTTTGGGACAGAGTTGGTATTAACCCAAATTACATTTATGGATTGGCGGAAACTGGATGGGAGGAATTTGTTTAATCGAGCTTTATCCCGTCCGAGGATAATATTAACCACACATCTTCGACAAATTGGAATTGTACACAAGAACTTTTTTCTAAAACGAGTTCATGCCATTCCTCATCTATCAATCCGATATCAGGTTTAATTATTGTTTTAATTAAAGATTTAACGATAACATGGGTATAATCAACAGAATTTAAAATAATTTCAAAGTTTTCTGAATCTCTAACCACAATTAAAACTTCTTTATTTAGTTTTTGAGTTTTTTCTTGAGGTATTACTACACCATCAACAATTACTTTAGATGGTGTCATCGTTGTCTGATATCTGACGACATTTTTTCTTGAGGAATAACTAATAGTTCTCATTAGATTACATATATTTGTCTTGGCATTGCCGTAAACTTTTTTTGTTTATTTAAATTTTCTGCAAGTAACGCTTCTCGTTCCATAACCTTTTCAGGTCGCAAACGGGTCAATCTGCCTTCAGCACCGATAAGTTCCTCAATTAACTTTGTCTTTTCATCTTTTGCTTCGGTCGCTAATGATGCGTAATCCATAGTTAATTCACTATCAGGAGTTTTAATGTTTCCACTAAATTTACCTCTAACTCTAGATAACGTTTCTTTTGCATAAGCAAAAAACCATCTACGAATCCATATTTGAGAAGGATTATTTAAATCAATCCAATCTATTTTATCAAAAGGAACATCGGAGGGTAATTTAATAATGTCAGGATTATCTTTTAAACACTTATCTCTGTCAGCACCTTCAACCTCATAATAATGATACCAAACTTTACCTTTTGTCATAGTACCATTACCAAAGTCAAATTTACCACCAGGAGTGTTCATTAAATGAATGGCCTTTTTACCTTCAGGTAAAGCGGTAATTTTATATGTTAAATCTCCCGCGATTATTCTTCGTTGGATATTAATCTCTTGCAGTCTTAGTAACATGTCAAACGCTGGCATCATAAAGTACCCTCCAGCCATACCTCCTCCTTGAGCAAGACCACCTCCACCACCTAATCCACCGCCAGCACCTAATGCTCCGAAAGACCATGGGTCAAACATTATATTGTTTAGTTCGGCAGGAGAAAACCATAAAAGTTCGTTGATTTCTCTTCCCGCAGGAATTTCGTACATCTGTTGGTTCCTAACTAACTGTATATAATCTTTCTTTAAAACAGAATCTCCTCCGGCCTGTAAACCAACGATTTTAGAATATGCGTAAGTATATTTTTCTTCGTAAGTCAAACTTTTTGTAATAAATGCTTTTGATAATGATTGTGTGTCTAAATTAAGGTTGTATAACGATGTCCACTGAGATTCGATTAACCAATCTTGAACATATTGAGAATAGTCCTCAATAGATAGTTCAAGTAGAGAGTCTAACATCTCATCCTCTAACTCAACACTTCTAAGTGGTGCTCCTAATAAGTGTTTTAGTCTTATGTACAATTGACTTCTTTCTGGTTCTGCGATAACTGCCATGATTTGTGTTTATATATAAATATCAATTTAATGTATAAATTAAATCTTCTTCAGGGAAAACATAAACTCCATGAGTTATCTTTGCCCGTTTATTACTGAAAATCATTATTTCTTTATTTTTTTTAGTAAACGCCATCCAATCGGTAGAGTATTTTTTAACTTGTCCCGAGTCTAAAACAATAATTTTACCGTCTTCTTGTTTGATTCTACTAAACGGTTTTATTTGAACTGTATTTGTTTTACCGTCAACCGTTACTTTACAGTCGATTCCCCCAATCATATCTTCTTTATTCCCTAACTCACCAATTTGTTCAACATTGTCATCCCCAAACTTCTTCTTTAATAGAACAACTGCATAATCTTCGGTTTTACTTCCTATGTCGTGACTAATTCCTAATGTTGCCATTAAATTTTGAAATGTTCCTGATTGTGGAATAAAAATTCTTGATTTATATTCGTCCAACATTTTAACAAATTTTTTGGTTTCACTAATTTGTTCAAAAGGTTTTAATCCAATAATTTTAATTTCAGGATTACCTTCATGAACCATAACTTTGTTAATATCCGTTAACAGGATACAAAAACAAGTGTAATTGGTGTTAAGTTTATTAATTACCGACCTACCCTCAGTTTCTAAATCATAGATGCCCGACATTTGGTCGTCACCATATTCGTTTTGACCATAATAGTTATCGGGATAAATTTCCTGTAATATCTTTTCAATACCATATCTGAAAATGGTTTTAACTTTTGGATTAATATTAAAAACAAATCTTATCGCCTCATTCATATCTCGACCACATTTTTCTGATTTACCCTCAGATAAAACTTTTCGTAATGAAACAGACTCATCCATTTTTTTCTTTAACCTCATCCCTAATAATTGATTTACAAATTTCCAATTAACGCATTTCCAAAAATTCTGAATATATTCGTCTTTCTTATTTCTGTATTTTAAATAATAAGCGTGTTCCCATAAGTCTAACCCTAAAACAGGGTAACCCCCATTTTCAACAACATTCATTAATGGGTTATCTTGGTTTGGTGTCGAGACAATCTTTAGAGTGTTACGATTAGTTAAAACTAACCAAACCCATCCTGAACCAAATCGGTCTTTACAAACCTCCTCAAATTTAATTTTAAATTTTTGGAATGTCCCGAAGTCTTTCTTTATCTTATCTAAGATATCACCATTTGGTGTTTGTATCTTTGGGGACAACATCTTCCAAAATAATGCGTGGTTAAATGCTCCACCTGCATTATTTCTTATTGTTTTATCGTACTTACCAATTGATTTGATAATGTCTTCTAACTCTAAATCACCATAGTCTTTTTTTGATAGGGCAGAATTTAATTTGTCAACGTAACCTTTATAATGTTTGTTATAATGGTACTCCATTGTTTCCGCGTCAATAAACTGTTTAAGGGATGAATAGGCGTAAGGTAATTTTTCAATTCCTATTTTTTTCATTTCAGTCAAAAAAAGTTTTTGGTTGTCTTTTTTTTCCTCTACGATTAACTGTTCTGTAATTATGTTAATCTTTTCTTGTATTTTTTTCATATTATATAAATATGAAACTAACTCACATTATTAATCTTGTTCATTAACAACTCAACAAAATCACCCTTGTCTTCGATGTTATCACCCATTACGGTATCGATAATATTCTTCTTTTTAGATAACATATCGTAGATTACTCCCTCGATAGTATTTTCAAAAATTGGGTAATAAACTGAGACACTATTTTTTTGTCCATAACGATATGCCCTGTCTTGAGCTTGGTCGTGGTCCGATGGAACAAACGATAAATCGTTCATAATAACCGCTTCACCAGCAGTTAATGTAATACCAACCCCTGCGGCCCTTAAGTTTCCAACAAAGACTTTTATTTTGTCGTTCTCTTGGAATTGGTCAACGGAATATTGTCTTTGTGGTTTAGTACAAGACCCGTCTAAATAAACGGATTGTTTCCCAAAGTGACTATGTATTTTTTGTAATGTATCTGTAAAATTTGTGAAAATTATGACTTTCTTATCTTGGTCAATAATGTTTTGAGCTAGCTCAATTGTATCATTTATTTTTTCTTCGGCAATGACTTGTCTAACTTTCATTAGTTTAGAAAACTGCACGGTTAATGATGAGGATTCTTCTTTTTTATTTTTATACCAATCATAATACTCCCCCATCAGGCCTTCATATAATTTTGATTTTAATCTCAAGTAAATTGGTGAAATGATTTT